AGGAATAATATGTCAGATATACCACTACTCGATAAAGAGTTAAATGATTGGGGTAATGATGAGCAAGAGCAGGCTTATGACCTGCTCCAATCATTAAAGGCAGACTGCGAAGGAACACCTTCAAAGTTATATATAAACGAAGATGAAGAACTGCAGAGTTATTTAATGTGGTTCGCTCGTATGGAAAATCTTCCATATGAGGTTACTGATGGGGAGACTAAAGTATGTTCAGATTAATCGAAGGGTTATTTTATTTATCTTTTGCGATAGGATTTGTGTATGGATTTATACATTTAATATCACTAAATATTTCTTAAAATAACTATTGACTTTTGGATAAATTTATGATATACAGTAAATATAATATAAGGAGGCTATATGTCTAATGAAATAGCAAATATAAAAAACATGTCCGATGAGCAAATTATGCAAGCTATTGGACAGGACGATGGTTCTAGTGGTGGTATAAATATACCGAGACTTGGGATCAATCGTTCACCTGAAGATGACGATGGTAATCAATTACCAGTAGGACACTTGTACACTTATGATGCAAGTGTAGGCCAAAATGTTTTTGGTAAACCTGTTACCTTCAGACCTTTTATCAGTGCGATGCAGTACATGCATTACGATCCTGAAAAAGGAGAATATGTAAATCGTTCTATCATTTTCAAAAATTGGAAAGAGGAAGCGATTGATATATTAGGTGGTACTAGATGTGGTAAAGTTCCATTTAAGGAAAGATCATCTCTTACACCAGAACAATTAGCAGAACAAAGAACTATAAGATGTTATAGATTATTATATGGTATCTTATCTTTCACAGGTAAGAAAGCTAATGGCGAAGACCATACAGTATCTAACCTGCCTGTTCTTTGGAGAGTCACAGGTACAGCTTTTGCACCTGTAGGATCTGCATTGGATCAAGTTACTAAACGTAAGAAACTTATGTATACTACTACGTTTTCAATTGATTCAAAGAGACAGAAAAAAGGTGGTAATGTATTTTACATTCCAGAAATTTCTGTTAATGCTGATGCTAATCTTCAAATGTCACAAGAAGATATGGAAACATTAACTGTATTTCAAGATACAATTAATACAGAGAATGCTGAAGTTGTTGACCTTTATAAAGCTGCCAAGAAAGGACAATCTACATCTTCTGATGGTGAGTCAGCAAAAGTAATCAAGCAAGTTGAAGATCCAATTGAGGTACTATCTAACTAATGTCTGATATAATCGATAAAGTTCAAATGTACTTGAATCAGGTTTCAAAAGAACCTGTTAAAATATCTGATAAACTTGTTGAAGAGTTTGGTGAGGCGTGTAAAAACGCCTTACGCAAACAGTTTGCAGAAGAACGTAAGTCTGGGTTCCAACCTAGAATGTCTAATATTGGTAGACCTTTATGCCAATTACAGATGGAAGCAAAGAATATTAAAGGGGAAGGGCAGCCATACAATGCTAAGATGAGAAATACATTTGGAGATTTGATTGAAGCATTGGCAATATTTGTAATGAAATCGGCAGGAGTAAAAATAGAAGATGAGCAGAAGAGTGTTAAATATAAATTTAATGGATCAACACTTGAAGGTAGGTATGATGTTAAGATTGATAAGAAAATTTGGGATGTTAAAAGTGCGTCACCTTATTCCTTTGAAAAGAAATTTGGGCCAGCAGGTGGCTTTGAAGAAGTTATAAAAGATGATGCGTTTGGTTATGCATCACAAGGATATCTATATAGTGAAAGTGAAAAGGTACCATTTGGTGGGTGGATTGTAATTAATAAATCTACAGGAGAATGGTTAGCTTGTGAAGCACCACTAGCAGATGATGAATATAAAGCTACAGCAATTAAAAATGCTGAAGATAATATGAAAAGTATTACTGATAAGAAACCGTTCAAGAGATGCTACTCAGATATTGAAGAAACATTTAGAACAAAGAAAACAGGTAATAGAGTTTTGGGCTTTGTGTGTTCATTTTGCCCATACAAACTTCCTTGTTGGGGAAGCAATTTGCAGTTGTTGCCACAGCAGCAATCGCAAGGCAAGAACCCTAAATGGGTTTGGTATACTGAAGTGAATAATCCTAAAAAGGATGAGGCTTTAGCGAATGATGGGGGATAGTTTTGAGGGGTCTGTCCTCCATCAGTACCACTATGAAAACATTCTATTTTATATTATTTAAAAATAAAAAAGATGAAGAGTATAAAATGTTTACAAATCAAATATTTGATGATATAAAGGAAGCAGATAGTTTTGGTCAAAGAAGTATGAAGAGAGGTTACGAACATAAAATTGTAGAATATAATAATGATAATTACGAAAGGTATTGGTATAAATGAAAAAAGATAAAAAGTTTGATGTGTTAAATTCAATAAAAGTTTTAGTCACTCCATGGGAAAGAGGCTTTACCTGTGGTATAATAATGGATAGTAAAGCCAAAATGACTACAGAACAATATGAGTTGTGTAGTACAATAGCAAGAGGAATGATTAAAATGGCAACATCAGATCCCCATACAACTTTCTTATATGGTTTAAGAGGATTTGCTGATGACAAAAAAAACAACAAGAGTATGCCTATAAATTCTACAGCTGAATTTGATAATGAAGATAATGTTATAGACTTTATTGAATACTTAAAAAGCAAACGAGATAAGGAGTTAAACTAATGGCAACACATTTAGTTATGGGTGATCCCCATTGCACACCTAAAGCAAGCAATGATAGATTTCTGTGGGCAGGGAGAATGGCTGCAGATATAAAAGCTACACATGTTATATGCATGGGTGACTTTTGTAGTATGGATTCTCTATCTACATATGACAGAGGTAAAAAATCCTTTGAAGGTAGACGATATCAAAAAGATATGGAGCATACACATCATGCTTTATCTTTATTTAATAAAGGTTTAGGTAAACACAAACTAACTAAAGTTATGATTCTTGGTAATCACGAAGATAGGATTGATAGGTTTGTGGATGAAAATCCAGAACTAGATGGATCTATAAGTATAAAAGATCTTCATTATAAAAAGTATGGTTGGAGAGAAGTACCTTATAAAGCTATAAAAGTAATTGATGGAGTACACTATTCACATCACTTGCCTTCAGGTATTATGGGTTCAGCTATATCTGGTGAGAACGTAGCAAGAAGTATATTAAATAAACATAAAGTTTCTGCAACAGTAGGTCATAGTCACTTAATAGATTATGCTGTATCTACATTACCTAGTGGTAAAAAACTACATGCTTTATCTGCAGGATGTTATTTAAATCATACAGAACATTTTGCTAGAGATACTCAGCATATGTGGTGGAGTGGATTGATAGTTAAAAGGGAAGTAAGTGATGGTAATTATAATATGGAAACAGTAGATATTAAAACTGTTAGGAGGTTATATGGTAAAAGATAAACGTACATATAATTCATTGAAAGATCATGCTAATGATATATCATATGAAAATGAAATACCGTATGATAATGTTAATTCTCCTGCTCACTATAAATATGGTAAGAAAGAAACTATAGATGTTATACGAGATTGTATGACTAATGATGAGTATCATGGGTATCTTAAAGGGAATGTACTTAAATATGTTTCGAGATATAAATTTAAGGGAGAACCTTTAGAAGATTTACAAAAAGCTAATTGGTATTTAAATAGATTAATAAAGGAGGTCAGTAATGGGGCAAGTTAAACAAGCTTTAATTGAGGTAGAAGATTTTGTTGCAGGTTGTTTGAAACAAGGTAGAACTTTGAATCAAACTATTAGAGATGCAAGAGAATCTGAAGCTGCGAAATCTAATCCTTATCTTGATGATGAGGAATTAGTAGAAAATAAATACTATCAATTTAAAGGTCAAGAATAAAAGGAGAAAGAAAGATGACTAATAACTCAAAAGAAAAACAAGTGCCTATAAATCCCCGAACTTACTTAATAAATTCTGTAGAACTTACAGAGATTATGAAGTATTTAATGAGCAAACCATATGCTGAAGTTGTTAAACTAATGAATATGCTTGCAACACTAAATCAATTAGATCCAAAGATTGGTGCAGATTTTGTAAAGAAGCAAAACGATGGAGCCTATGATGGAAAAAAATAATATATCAAAACATACAGGACTACTGTTTGAATTAAAGATTGGATTAAATAAGGAGAACTCTATTGTGATAGATTATGGTGGAAAACCTGTAGGTAAAATCAGAGAAGCCTTAAAAGATTTTAAGTATCAAGCTAATCTATGTGCTGCTATCATTAATCATGCCAATAGTGTTGGTAGAAAATTAGAAGATGACATTAAAAAAATGATACAGACAGTTTAAGTTTTGGTCGCTGAAGAAGTTGCACCAAAAAAAAAGGCACCCATAAAGAGTGCCTTAGTGTTGCCTAGATGGGGGAGTTAATAGCTCCCCTTTTTTGTTTTATGTTACGGTTTAGGTGGGGTGTAGCTATCACCTTTTAATAACTCGTGTTTACTTTCTGGTTCTTCTTTACCTATATTTAACTTTTCAAACATTTTCATAAACCAATCTTTAACTGGCATACCTTGACTTTCGTCATCTATATCCCAAGTTTTTTTACCTAATTCATTCCAATACTGATGCTCATCATATAGTTCGTTAACAGTTAATCCTTTTAATCTATTAGTTTCAAACATTCTGTCATCATCATTACCTTGATCATATTTTAATCCACCTGTAGGATCACCGAACATATTTAAAGTTATCTCACCCATTAATTTATTCTTTAAAGTTTCACCATCATTATATCCTTGTTCCCATTGTAAGTATCTTTCATCAATAGTAGATGGTGGTATCTTCATATCTGTATCTTGATTAGGTGAAGCTACGTCTACATTACCTTCAGTATCTAAAGTACTAGTCAGCTTCTTTTGACCTAGTACATTTTCAGTTTGTGTATTTATATCTGCCATGTTATTTAAGTTCTCCGTTTGAGTTATTATTGAAACTCTATTATTATATATATTTGTAAGTTTATTAGCGTACTCTGTATCAACTATATTATATGATCCTTGTAGTAATTCAATTTGATTTTCTATAGGTGCACCAGATACTATAGCTTCTTTTAAAGAAGCATATCTTTTATTGTTATTAATTAAATTAAAAAAGTCTACAATATTAGCTTCTATACTATCATATACTTTAACTGCTGCAGGAGGACTACCTTTAGACATTATATATTTTTCTGCCTTTAAGTTTCCTGCATGTCTGCCCATATAATTTTTAGCTTTCTTTGCAGTTGGTGCATTTTTAAAATCACCATAGTCACTTTCCAAAGATGCAATAGTTGTAACTAATGCAGGGTCTACCATT